GTATTTACCACTTAACGTTTTGTCTATTACGTCAGCATCTGATTTGTCAAGCACTTCTTTAATTACTTCTGGATCAATCGCCTTAGGAAATACTAATTCAATCTTCCGACCAGGATTCAGGTTTAAGTCGCCATTCAATAATATATCGTGTGTCGTAGTATTACTCAGCGCCCTATAACTATTTAACTTATTCAGCGACACCGCGGTCAGATCGTTATATAACATACCTTCGTCAATAGGATTCTCTGTATTGCCCTTATAAGCACCAGTATTGAGTGACGTATACTCTACATGCGCTGATTGAAACATATCACTGGTTTGCACTGGAGTATTCGCGCCATTACTTACACCAAACTGTTCTGATAAAACCTTTTTGCCTTCTAATGTATTCTCTGTATCAAAGTCTGTAGTATAGTTATAAGGTATAAAGTTAAAGTTCTTTTGAGTATAGTCGAGAGTATAATTCGTTGAACCATATGCACCAGCCTGCGCTTGCGCTACCTTTGAAAGCTTTAAACTACTTGCACATGATAATATACGTGTTGAACGCTCTAAATAATCTGCCGCTGTCTGTGGTTCACTACTAAATTGCCTTGCACTCCTATAAGTATTATATAAAGGAGCGTTGACTATGTCTGTGTGTGATTTAAAATGATACATGCCATCGATAGAAGCATACAGATAATAAGGAGCACCGAATGAATCATAGCTACGAGCTCTGAGGCTCTCTATGGCTTGCAGAGGCGTCTGATAAGTGCATAACCACTTGATTTTGCTTTGTAGAGGCTCTCCCTCTCCGTTGATGGCAAATGCATCCGACGTTAGGTTACAGTCCCTCTCTAATATATTTTGTATAATATCGCTTGTTTTCTTATACTCGTAAGCACGTGATATCTTTTTATGGGAGCTTATATAGGCTTGTTCTGATATTCCCTTTATTTTATAGACCTGCATGTTCTCTTTCGAGTCCGGTCTGCCGTAAGTTGGATAGTCGATGACGTAGAACTTAAGATTTATGTTCTTTTCGACACCTGTTTCATGCTCGAGATAGCCTAATTTCACTGTAATAGTCTCTTGACCACATAACTGGAACTCTTCAAAGAGATTTACACTATCACCTATATCGAATTCTGCTATCAGAGATGGACTATACAGACTCTCCGTGAACTTGAATGTAGGCACGATGTTTTCGATCTCCTTACTCATGCCTTTATGGTTAGCAAGTGTAATCGATTCGAGCTTATATGCTGATGGATTAAATCGTTTTCCTGCGGCGTCTGTATACTTATTATGCGCTCCGCTACTCATGACTGGATAAGATCCTTATATGCATCAACAAATTGTGTGACTACGTTTCGCTTTACGACTCGAATCTTTCGCTTCTCAAGGTTCTTTTCCTGTTCATATTCGGCATATGTATTCAAATAAGGATAAGGCATTGCGTCACCGCTATTATCAAGAATAGGCTCACTCGCAACAAGTGCATCATAAGCAGTCAGAATTTCGCTTCCGTCTGCCGATAAATATTCTTTTGGTGCGTTGCGACCGATCTGATTCATACGTTCGGGCTGTAATCGAAGACCATAGCTGTGTATTTTAGTCTCGTATTCCTTTAAGAAATTAACTCTTTCTGTCACGCTGTTATAAGAGTCAATGCCATTGATCGCGATAGCGTGTGCGTATGGATGTTCTTTTTCGAAGTACGTAAAGAGCTTCTCGCGCCATTCAGTGTTCAGTTCTTCGGTGCTTATATAATCACTCGACCCGTTTTGATAAGGATTAAACGTTTCAATATAGAATACTCCATCGTCAGCAAAGAATTTACCAGGAGCGTTGACTCCATAAACATGTAATTGATACATCGATGAATCATAGTGCGATACTCTTGCGTAAGCGTTTGTATTCCGTCTACGAATACGTAAGTATTGATGTGACATATCAATACCATTTAAAGTATTCACAAAAGCTTCGTAAGTAGGCCGTTCAATATCAAAAGTGTTAGTAAAACTTTCCAGCACAGGTGAAAACGTGAGTACACTATACTGATCATACTCTTGTGTGAGGTATTTTTCAAGCTCCTGCGAGCTTTTTGGCCACTCGCTGAGACCATTTTTAAGTGTATCGTTGATTATAAAGAATGTCCAATAGTAATCTGTACTGCCATAAAGCTTTTGCGATACGTTATCAGGTCGATCGCCTTCATTGATATCATAGTATGTATAAGAAACGTATGGATCAATGCCAATATCGTTTACATCTACATGCCTATAGATGTCAGTGATTGCTCTCAAATCGCCTTGTTCGAATAAATCGTAGTCTATTTTCGGAAATTGTTTAAAGAATGACATATTATTGTGTTACCTGATTAGTTGAATCATCTACTGCTTCTTGACTCGCGCCTGTTGTGTTCGAAAGTTGTTGTGTAGCATAACCCTCATCACTAATGCCACGGTTTTCATCATCACCAAGTGTTTCGATATCGTGACGTGTCAGTGCACGGGTTTCTTGATAAGTAATCGCCACATCGACTTCAAGAGGTGATCCATCAGCGTGGAATGTTGCCGATGTTGAGTTATAAGTAGCGTTCACGCCAGTCAAATAACATGAATAGATCTTTGGAATGTACTCATTTTCGTTCTTTTGACCATTTAAAAAGCGTATACGCCAAACTGGTGGATAGCGTAGTGTAAGGTTTTGCCTATTACCATTTGAATCAGCGTACACGTACCTCTGAAAGAGTGAACAGATCCTTTGCGTTACCTTTGCTTCTTGCTGAGATCGTGCAACCATTTTAAAACCAAAGCTGAATGTACGAATAGGATTACCATCAAATGAGGTATTTGTATTCGGATTCATAATCTTTTTACGTAAAAAGTTATATTTGTCGCCCTGACCTACTGCACCCGCCGCCATTGAACCTACATTCTTAGCAGTTTCTTCAATGCCGCCCGATTGTCTAGCAATTGCTTTACCACCGCCTTTTACTGCACCGACCGTGGTGCCAATCACACCTTCTCCAGCTTCAGCACCTTGCTTTGCAGAGTTTACTATATCACCTGCAGCACCTCCAAGCGCTCCTAATTGAATAGTATTATAACTCGCTGAATCGCTAATAGCAATACCTGCTGGGCATGGAAACCATATTGTTTTTTGTACAACAGAGCCTGATGATGTGTCAAAAGCTGTGAATTCAATGCAAGGTCGGTCCTCTTGACTTCTTAGTTCAAGAGGATACATAAGACCTTCTGCATTCGAGTCATAACCTGCTTTTCTAAACCCAAAGCCCAAACTGTCAGTGATAGATCCAAATTGATCTGTTACGGAATTAATTGCACCAGAAATTTCATTTCCTAGAAGTTTTTTGAATTGTCCTATCATATATAAATACCTTTAGTGTTATTTATAAGGAAACGATGGCATACTCAGGGCGATATAAACCAAAGAATTTAAAAAAGTACGAAGGAAATGTTTCATCGATCAAATATAGATCGTTATGGGAGAGGCAAGTCATGCGTTGGCTTGACAATAATCCTAACGTAATTGGATGGAATTCAGAAGAAGTTGTTGTTCGGTATAGGTGTAAAACTGATGGCAAAATGCATAGGTACTTTACAGATCTATTTATTCGAATGAAAGACGGTAAGTGTTTTCTAATCGAGATCAAGCCTAAAAATCAAACGGTGCCACCTAAACAAGGTTCGCGCAAGACTCAAAAGTACATAAGAGAAGTCATGACATACGCAAAAAACATTTCAAAGTGGGAAGCGGCTACTGAATACGCTTACAGAAATGGTATGACATTTCAAATTTGGGATGAAGATACTATAAAAGGTTTAGGCATAAAGCTGTTGAAATAGTTATAAATAGAACTAATGGCGATATCATACATAGACAGAGTAGAAGCACAGGCCTTTAGAGCAGGAGTTGAAAAGAATAGCGATAAATCATTGCAGTGGTTTAAGACTCAACTCAAAGGGATGAAAAACATTAACAGGCGCGCCCTTTTAAAGGATGATGCCTTTAAGGAAAGAAGTAAAACACTTCCCGGCCGGATGTTTATGTACCTTTATGATCCTAAGAATAAGAAAACCTTACCTTATTACGATAGGTTTCCTCTTATTTTTATGGTAGAAAAGGCGAATGGTGGCTTTTATGGTTTAAACCTACACTACCTGCCGCCAAAACAAAGGGCTATTTTATTTGATAAACTGATGCAATACACATCAAATAAAAGGTATGATATCACTACACGTCTACGTTTAAACTATCAAGTGCTAAAACAGGCGTCTAAATTGGCGTTCTTTAAGCCTTGCTTTAAACATTATTTAACTGATCACGTACGATCAAAGATTATTGAGGTCCCTGCTGATAATTGGGAAACCGTTTTGTTTATGCCAACTGAAAACTTTAAGAAAAAGAGTGTAGGAACTGTATGGACCGACTCTCGTAAAATGATATGAGTTTTATACAAAAATTAAGACAAACAGTTAATCCAACTAAAATCGATGACTTTAAAGCTTCCATTGGTAAACACCAAGGTTTGGCTCGTGGAAATAGATTTTTAATTTACATGCGACCACCCGAGCAATCAATTCTTAATATTGATATAGCAAACATTGCGATTAGTGCCCTTTCTGGCAACTTTAAAGCATCATCTTTAATTAACGATCCTCGCGATATTGCTCTATTGTGCGATTCTACCGCTCTGCCAGGTCGTCAAATACAGACGATGGATAACCCACACTTAGGATTCCGCAACACGATTAAACACCCTACACAATATTTTAACGAAGACATTGAATTCACTTTTCACCTCACTAATGATTATTATATGAGGAAGATGTTTGATAAGTGGATGGGTTTAGTTATTAATCAAGAAACATTTTTAAAGAATTACGACGAAGTATACACCAGCGATATAACAATTCAGCAACTTAATGCTGAAAATATGCCAGTGTACGGCGTAAAACTTAAAAACGCCTTTCCTATAACAATGGGAGGTGTAGCACTTGACAACGGAAATTCAGAAACGCAAAAGTTATCTATTACTTTTACTTATGAAGATTTCGAACCAGCGGATGGTATATCCTCTACATTCGGTGGTATTAAAGACGCGATAGGATTATGAGGATAAAGGAATAAATTATTAAAACATTATGAGTATATTACCAAAATTAGAAACAGCAAAGTACGATGTAGTCGTACCTTCATCTGGCCTCGAGGTTCAAATTAGACCTTTCTTGGTGAAAGAAGAAAAACTACTATTATTGGCGCAAGAATCAAAGAACGCTAAACAAATC